ATTCTCTATTAGCAGCTACTGTTGCTGTTGTATTTGTATATGATGTACTTCTATAATTTATAGCTGATAACGTAGTAAAATAATAGACATATCCCCAACTCATATTAACTACAGTTGGTCTTTTAGCTCCTGTTTTAGGGTCATTTGGTTTGTTTCTATGCCAAAGTTTAATAGCATCAAATGCATCTGTAATAGATATACCAGTTCCACTATCGCTAGTGCCTTCCAACCCACTTAATTTTTGAGAATATATTCTTGATTTTTTAGCCCAACCAAAATATTTTCCAGCAATAATAGATGCAACATGTGTACCATGTCCATTATAATCTCTATAATGATTTGCGGATTGAGTTCCACTAATACCACTAGCAGTGTACCAATCTATTTGTTGGACTCTACTAACTCCAAACTCATCTTGAAATTCAGGATGGTCTATTTGTAATCCACTATCTTGTATAACAACATCAACACCATCACCAGTCAAACAATATTCATATGATGATGTAGTTGTTGTACCAATACCATATGCATTTGAATCAAAATTAGTACGAATCAATCCCCAATTTATATAAGCTCCACTATCCGTACTTGCTGGTATTTTTGTATAATCTCCCCTTTGCAATGCCTTAGAAATCATCTTAAGGTCATCTCTATGGTCTGGTGGTATTTCTACATCAAAAACCCTTTCATCTAATTTAAGTTGTTCCGCTTCCTCATCTGTTAGTAAATACCAGCATTGACGAAGAGATGCAGGTCTTTCGTTTGTAAATTCTACTCTACGATTTGGGATATATAACTTACCACCATCGGTATCACTTTCTATATCATTCCAAAAGCCATCGTAATCTACATCTTCTTTTAAGATAACGTTATATTCTCTCATATTTTATTAATTCAATTGAACCCAAGCAGTACCATTGTGGAAATATAAATTATATACTCCAGCCAATGATGCGGATACTGCCAACATTCCACCTTGTCCAGTTGGTAAAGTAGCGGATGCTAATTTAATCACACTTTGTATATAAACAGAACTAGATACTTCCAATGCAGCTCCATCAAATTTTAAATTAGTCTGAACATTTCCAACACCACCACTTGTGCCATAGGTAATTACACCATTTTGCGTTGTACCATTAAATGCCGATACTACCGATGTCCCAGATGTACCAGATGTTCCAGCCGCTCCACCACCACCTCCAACAGATGAACCAGAAGTAAAATCAATCCAACTACCACTAATTCTACCCATAAATTTATTAGTAGTACTATTGTAATACATGTCACCATTTGTAGGAGTTAAACTACCAGTTTGCCCATCGGAAAATTGTGTTAATCTTAATGATGATGAAGTTATCACCACAGCGTTACCAGCATTTAAATTAATGTTAGTTGCTGAATAAATTTCAGGTGTACCAGGAGAAGTTACAGTTATAGCCGATGCTGTAATTGAACCACTAATTCTCAAAGAACCAGTTACAAATACATCACCATTTGCTGAATAGTATGAACCAGTTTGTGCAAAAGGTCCACCACCACCTCCACCACCAGAGAATGGTACTCCGTTTTGATATATAGAACCAGTTAAATAAATTGAACCACTTACAACAATACCACCATTTACCCACATTGAACCAGTATGAACTAATCTACCTCTTTCAATATCAGTTCTTCTTCCTTGCGGTAATAATGTAATTGCTCCAGTTAAGTTTGCGTTATTTGAACTTATATAATAATATGTTGTTGGTACTGCTCCAGTAGTATCCCATATCACAGTTCCAGCAGTTGCACCATTATTAGTAACTCCAGATGAAATAGTATTACCTGTTCCAACTGTTGGGGATGTTTTTAAATAAAATGGATGTGATGTTGCATCTACCACAAATCGTAAACTATCCCCAACATATGCCCATAATTCAACATCTTCACCTTCTTCTAATGTTGGGTCATTTTGTGCATTGAATACATATCCATCATTTCCATTTGCAGTAACACCCCACTCTCTAACCATTGAAGATGATACTCTTAAATTTTTAAATGCAGCTGAAGATGTTTGTGCAAATCCTGCTTCTATTAATTGCTGCGAACCAGTTAACCACCCAATATACGATGCAGATGAGAATGAGTTAGCGTTACCACCAGTTAAGGTTACAATAACTCCATTTGAGCCTGATGTTGTCAATACAACACTACCACTAAATGTGATATCAGTCACACCTAATACTTGTGTAATACCACCATCCCTAACTCCCAAAACTATACCTTGACCCGATGAACCAGATGTACCACCACTACCAGGTTGACTTACACCACTACTACCACTACTTCCAGATGTACCAGTCACACCGTTTGAACCCGTTGTACCACTAGAACCAATTGCTGATGTACCAGATGTACCATCTGTACCCGATATACTACTACCGCTACTTCCAGATGTTCCAGATGTTCCTATACCCGATGTACCCGATGTACCCGGCAACCCACTACTTCCAGAACTACCAGAAGTACCAGACCCACCAATACCAGCAGCAACGTCAATTCCTATAACTCCACCAGATGGATTTGTTATTGTAAAATCTTCATTAAAATTTAAAGTTGTTACGGATGTATATGTATTACCTCCTCTAATTACACTAACAGAACCACCACCTCCACCAAGTGAAGATGTTGCCACTTGAACAACGCTTAAATTATCAGCTCCACCAACCCAAGTATATCCCTGTCTCAATGATGCCGTCAAAGGACCTGTTGTACTAAGACCCGTACTACCAGAAACTCTACCTGCTACAATGAATGTACCATTTATTTGTAAAGAACCTGTTATTTCTAAATCATTTGTTGTATTAAGTTTTGAACCAGTTGCCTTAAACACACCATCACCAGTACCACCACCAGCACCAAATCCTAATGCAGTTATTTGAGCTGCTCCAGAAATTAAAGTTGTTGCTTTCAATGAAGCTGTATATGATTCCAATCCACTAATCTCACCTCTTATTGAACCAGTAAATGTATTCAACGATGCAGTTGTTTGTAATACTCTATTTACAACTGCTGATTCTGAACCAGTATATGAGTTTAAAGATGCTGTTGCTTGTTGTAATCTTTGGATAACTGCTTCGTTTGAAGAAGTGTATGAAGATATTCCTAAAATATGAGTATCATTAGATGCAGTATAAGCATGTAATGATGAAGTTACTTGAAAAAATCTACCAACAGAACCAGTAAATGTATTTAAAGATGCAGTTGCTTGCTGTAATGATGAAGTTGCTTGTTGTAATCTAGGAACTAAATCAGCTCCAGCTAATGTACCATCTTGACCGGATGTACCACTTTGTCCAGAAGTACCAGCCGTACCATTTGTACCTGTTATACCAGATGTGCCCGCCGTACCACTTGTGCCGCTTGTACCGTTTATACCACTTGTACCATTAACTCCACTTGTACCAGCTGTTCCTGATACTCCCGATGTACCATTTGTACCAACAATACCTGCGGTAAATCTCCATCCGATTGTGTCTGTTGATGGGTTATATGCTAAGAATTTATCGGTTGTTGTATCATAACTTAATGATGCCGATGTAATTTTTAAACTACCAGAAATAAGTGCACTACCAGTGAATTGTCCACTAAGTGTTCCTTGTAATGTTGATAGATTGGATACTGATGATGAAACTGCTCCAAATGAACTGGATATATTTTCCAATTCGGTTAGATTCGCATCCATTTCTGCTGCTGAAAGGGGACTTCCCTTTGGAATTCTTTTAATTATTGCCATTTTATATTAGCTTGTATGATTCGTTTGTTATACAAGTAAATATAAATATCCAGAGAAATAAAGAATTGTGTTAAATTATATAGATGGTTTGTATTTTTCTCCGGTCATTTCTTCGTATTGAGCAATTTCTTCTTCCGTAACCACACCATCTTGGTTTAAATCGGCATCATCAAAACATTTCTTTTTTAATAATTGTTCAATTATGAATTTATCATCCAAATATAAATAAGATATTGATTTTATACCTTTTAATTCGTATGTTCTAAATGCGGTAGGGTCTGATTTATATAATCTATCCGTTTTAAGTTTTGAAAAAATAGCTGCTCCCTTTTTTGTATCTTCAACTAATAGTTTTTCAAAATCACCAGAACCAATTGCGGCTCTTATTTGCTGACAAGTTACAGATGACTTAAATAAAGTTTTAAGCCATCTGAAAAACTTATCAGGAATTACTTCACTAAATTTTATACAAGATAATTTTCTATCAGGAGTTATACCTACTAAAAATACTAAACTAGCATCAGGACCTTTAAACGTTCCTTTATGACCATCTACATATTGATATGATTCAATTTTGTAAATATTTCTTGTCTTTAAATTGGTCTTTTGTGCTGGTGCTTGTTTCTTTATGTATTTTTTATATAGGTTTGCGTATGCCATTTTTACACTTTATTTAACTTTGGTATTTGCATTTTTGATGCATTTACTTTTGGTAAATTGAAAGGAACTAATTGGGGTTGTTTCTTTACATAAGTATTTAATATAGATTCAAATGTATCATTCATTTTCTCTAAAGTGTAATTTTTCAATGTATTTTCTCTAAGACCTTTTGATTTTTCTAAATAAGAATTATATTTGTTATATACATCATAAATCTTATTAGCTGCATTTGAATAGTTTACAGTAAACCATTGAGCTTCTTTCATACAAAATTGGTCTGCCGCTGATTCATGTACTGCTGTCAAACTACCTTCCAATAAAACAGAATATTCTGCAGGTAAGAAATCCATCTGTCCACTCCAACCACTAGCTATAATTGGTTTACCTGTCAAAGTAAACTCAGCCATAGGTCTACCATATCCTTCACCTTTAGCAAATGATATCATTGCTTTTACTTTAGGATGATGATATAAATTACTCATATCACTTTCTTCCATATCACCATGTATCAAATATACAGATGGGCATTTATCTCCAAGTGGTTTCAATACCCCTTCTAATTTTTCTCTAGTAGCTTCTCTATCAATTACGCTAAATCCAGCGTGCGATGTTTTAACAATAAGACCCGGTCTTTTATCTTTTGGTAGATATTGGAATACGGTAGCAAATGTTTTAATTGCCATACCAATATCTTTCCTATCTTGCCCTAACTCACCTTTTAACCAATGTCCTACAATAAGGAAGTTAAAATCTTCTTTTACATTTTCTAATACATCTTTACCACTACCTTTAGAAAATATTTCAGTATCAACTCCTTCAAATAAAACTTCAATAGGAGTTTCAGTTTTAATCTCTCCAGTAATTTCTCCAGTTGCTTGGTCTTTTTGTTGATATACAGTTCCACCTAAATTTTGTTTTGTAAAGTTAGATGGTACAATAATCAAATCCATTTTATTAGAGCCATCAATAAAATCTTTTGGTGCAATTGTAGTTTCCACACCAGCAGTTACACCAATGTTGTAGTGTCCTTTTGGTTCGAATTCATTAGCTACTGAAACCTGTACAAATACATCAGGCTTCTGCTCTATTGCCCCAATTACTCTTTCTAACATCCATTTTCCAAATTCGTCTTGGTCACTTACTTGATTTTGTGGAGTGTTACCCCATCTTAAAGGTATAATCTTAATATCATACTTATCCATCTTGCGTAGGGATTTCATTAAATCTCTACAATGGTCACCGTAACCACTACGAGTGAATATAGGTCCTTGAAATACTAATGTTGGTTTCATTTATATAACTTATTTAATTTTAAATACTTCGAATCTTTCTCTTGGTTTCCAATTTTCAAAAACCGATTCGATTCCGTTTTCTAATTGTTGACACATATTTGTATGTGTTAATCCCATCTCTCCAATAAATGCTTCTCTACCTATCAATGCGTTTGCTTTACGGACGTCTTTTGGTGTGTTGTACATTTTCTCAATTGCTTCTGCAACATCCTCTATATCAACTCTATCATCCCAAATATAAGGTGTCGGAACTGAACCTGCTAATGCTAATGCTCTACTCCAAACAGGCAATGCCCAAGGACCAGGTTTAGCTTTACCTTCCCAATCTCTCCATTTATGAAGTGAACCAATTTTAATGTAATCTTCGTGTGTTAATAATTTACCATCAACCTCAAATCCACATTGGTCTTGTAATCCACCAGTTACGTTTACAATAATTGGAGTACCAGCCATTACTGATTCTGCAGTTGCTAATCCAAATCCTTCGTTGTTAGCTATGTTGATTGTTGCATCTGCTAAATTATAATTCCAATTCAATTCATGTTGTAATCTTCTTTTTTCTGAAAATATAATATTACAATTAGGTGCAACTGCTTCAATTACTGCGGGTAAATCAGTTCCATTCTCATCAACAGGTTGTGTATGCATTACTAATACACATTTATCTGCTTTTTCTTTACCAATTTTATCACAAAATCTTTGGAAAGCTACAATAACATCTGCTGGTTGTTTTCTACGGATATTTCTATTACTCCAATAAAGAACAAAATCATATTCCTTATCACCTAAAATTTCTTTACGGAATTCTTCAGGTACATTGGTTGGTTTGTATAACTCCGTATTAATACCATGTGGTACATAATCAACTTGCCAATCCTTTTTAGGTTTCCAAGTTGGTTTAGTATCTAATGCTGATAATCTTTTAATGATACCATATGTTTGTCGTGATATACAACCAATCCAATCACAACTTTCATAGAAGTTACGATTATATAATGGGTCTGGTAAGTCATCCCAAATTGCGTAGAATAAAATTGGAACATTTTGTCTGATTTCATGTTCGATATCATACAACCATGTCCAATAACGTGGGTCAGTAAAGTGTAGGATAGCATCCGGTTGCTCTGCGTTAATTAGTTGTCTAATCAAATCAGCATTACCATAACCATTCCAAGGAAGTATTTTTAAACTAGCATCAGGTATCCCATAATTCTTTTGGATATCTTCACTTACATCTAAAACTTTACCAGCCTCAGGATGATTGATTGCGGCTCCTACCTGAAACCAATCATATTTGTGTATAGTACCCAATACCAATTCCTTAGACATTGTGGCTATACCACTTGCCATTCTTAAATCATCGGATAGTAATAGGATTTTTTTCTTTTTTGCCATAACTTATTTTGTTTCTTAAAATTGTGAACCTGAAATTTGTAGTTTTAAATATTCATTCATTTCCTTTCTAAAGATATCATCCTTAACATATCTTTCCACTGTTCTGTTTACCAGCTTTTGAAGTGTTACATCGGAATCAAAAGAAACTTTTTTAAATGATGAATATACATCTTTCAAGATTTTCACAGTTGTTAGCTTTGTTTGTTCTTGATTCATTTTAATTATCTATTTAATATATTTGTATATATAAGTATATTGAAAAATAGAAAACCGATAATTTTTGAAAATTTATTTTGTGGCTTTTTTATCACATATTCCCCTATTACCAAACTCACAAAACTTACAATTCTTTTTTGCTGCACCCGGTACTTTTGGAAATTCGATATCTTTAAACTCACCACCATCATCAAATACAGTATTGATAAATTCCATAAATTCATCATATACCTTCTTAACAGATGGAGAACCATGTGCTGGGATATGTTTAGATACGTGTGGTACTGGAAATGCCGAATCTTCAGGCAATTTTCTACGAAGTATCTGATATTCTACTTTAATCTTTTGTAATGGAATGTTAAATAACTCCGAATAGTATTTTTTATATAATAGAATTTGAGAATTTTTCATCTTATCAGCTTTTTGATACTGATTCCATCCCATAGTGGATGTCTTTAAATCTATGATAATGATTTCGTTTGATGCTAAATCTCTAATCACAATATCAATAAATCCAATAAAGTGTACGCCCTCTTTAATAGTTGCGTTTAGTGGAATCTCAATACCTACTAATTCAAATCCACTCTTTGAGTAGAATTTGTGCATATGCTTATCCAACCAAGCTAATATACGTCTACCATCACCATAAAATTCTTCTAATTGAATTTGAGTACAAGGAGTTCCTTCACTCATTTTATCAGCTTCACTTTTATAAGCCTTTCTCATAGTTTCCAATAATAGCTTATCTTTATTGATTTCATCTGCTTGCTTTTTGGAAACACCATACATAACCGAAAGGTAATGTTGGATTGTTTCATGCATAGCAGTACCAAATATTGTATGGATGTTAGATGAACTTTCACCTAACTTATCTATGTAATTTAACTTATATTGATGCGGGCAACTACTCCACATAGAGTATTGCGAAAATGATACTTTTGCCATTATGTTTATTTATATAAAGATACGAAAATTA